TCACCAATGATAAATGTCCAATCTCCACCAATTCTTTTCCTTACATCTAATGCCACATTGTAATATTTTTCTATATGTGGATACCAATCACCACCAGAAACTAAATATCCATTTCTATGAGTATTATATTGAAATGGTTTAGTGACATATGAAGAACTAATTATTGGAACATCTATAATTTGATTATGTAAAAATTCTTTTGGATCAATAAAATTATTATCAGTATGAAAAATTATGCCGTCATAATATTCATTTAGTATGTCACTATGAAACCAATTTTCACTTGGTCTAATCCATGGTATATCTCTCTCTAAAGAATATATCTTTTTGTTTTTTGCATGATCTAAGATATCCATGATACCTTTGTGTCTTCTTAAATTTTTATTGAAATGTGAATGCCAACCATATCTTCCAAAAGGAAAACCCTCAGTAACAATCACGTCTGGGTTATACTCAACATATTTTACAAACAAGTCATTATGCCACTTATCAAAAAACTCAGTGTCGTGACCTAGAACAGGTTTTGTAATAATTAAATTTTCATTGATATGATCACAAAATGATTTTACTCTATTGATATGACCATACCCAGTATTACTCTGAACTAAAAATAATGTCTTCATTACCAAATACCGTAGAGTATTGATTAACTGGTGTATACCAATCCCAATTTTTCTCTATAGGTTTTTTATCTTTCACTTTCTCAAAATTTTGTAATCCTAAATTTGCTTTATCAGATGTCATGTAATAATGATAACCCATGCCACACTTTTGTTTATTATATGGTGTATCACTTCTATTTCTACCATCATAAACTAATCTGATTAAGTCTTCATATTTATCTTTGTCATCCAATAAAATTATTCCACCTCTATCAGTCGATAAATGTTTACGTTTAAAAAAACTAAGACACATTAAAGTACCAGGTATGTATCCGTTTTTTTTCCAATAAACAGCTGCGTCTATAACTTGATCAGTTAGATAATGATAACCTTTCCACTTCTCATCAGTGAATGTAAACTGCCAACCATTTTTCATTAGCATGTAAGGAACTGAAACGTAAGTATGCACAGGCACTTTAATATTTGCATAGTCTGTAATTCTGATAGAAAGTTCTAATGCATTCGTGCAACAATCCGTGGCAACTGCATATGGAGCACCAAAAAAATCTGCTATTGTTTTTTCAAACTTATCTACTGATTCATATTCTTTGTTCATTTGAACTTTACCTGTGACATCAACTCAGTCATACATGCCAAAAGATTTATTTCTTGATCTGCAACAAAGGCAGACTTGTACTGATAATCACCAAGTATTACCACCGCATGTGGGATAGTAGAGTGGTCGATAGTATCATAGAGAGAATCATAGATCGTTCTAAAAATCCTATTGGCATCATTATCAAGATTATTAACAATCCACTTACGAACATTTGTAAACTCCTTCTTTTTAACAAAACTCATTAGTTCTTTTATGTTTTCATTACTAATATTAATTAATATACCTGCATCTATTTGACCAGACGCAGAATATCTTTGTAATTCATTTAAAACTCTTCGCCAATCGGGAAAATGAGCAGTGATTAATTCTGCAACAGCAGGTGGATTGAATTGTATCTTTTCATCCTTCAGAATATCAAGAACTCTTTTGTAAAATTTATCTGCAAGTTTTACTCTTTCACCATTTCTAATTGTAAAATCTATATTAGAACATCTTGATTGTAAAGGATCAATCAATCTATTTTTGTAATTACATGTGAGAATAAAACCACAGTTCTTGTGAAACTCTTCCATGAAACCACGAAGAGCAGGTTGTGTTGATTGTGGATTTAGATAATCTGCCTCATCTAATATGATATATTTTCTTCCACCCTCTAATGAAACAGTTGATGCAAAGTTTTTTATCTTAGTTCTAAGAACATCAATACCAGATTCCTCTGATCCGTTTATCATCATCCAAGTAGAACCAATCTGTTCAACCATTGCTTTTGCAATTGTTGTTTTGCCAGTTCCAGCAGAACCAGATAAAATTAAATTAGGAATATGTTTGTCTTTGACAAACTCTTGAAATGTATCCTTTAGTTTTTTAGGTAAGATACAATCTTTTACAGTTTTTGGTCGATACTTCTCAACCCACAGAAACGTATCCATAACTTAAACCTCATAAGTTGATTCAGGTTCAAGTGCAATCCAATATTCTACGTTATCTGTTTTTGATTTGAAATGACTTATATTTTTTGATGAGATAGACACATCATATGAACCAGGTAATAGTTTTAAGTTTTCTACTTTGAAAAAGAACTGAAACTTAGCACCTTGTGAAGATTGATTTACTTCTAATGAAAAGTTATTTGCAGTATCATTTTTCTTATCTTTGACAGTAAGAAAACTACCTTCATCATTCTTTTCAAAAACTAAATCAGGTGCCTGTATTACTGATGCAGCCTTTTTTAGTTGATTTAAATCATCACTTGTTAGTTCAAATGTGACATCAACTGATGGCATCGTAATCATTTTACTTGGTGTTGTAATTACCGAAGGATCAGAGTAAAAGTATTTTAACTTTTGACCTTTACTATTCTCTTCTTTAATTGTTAGATGTTGATCATCAAAATCTATAATAGGTTGTTTGAACAAACTTGTAGATGATAAAAATTCATTCAAATCATATATTGCTATTTGTTTAGGAAATGTCTCTTCAACATTTACTTTTGCCACAATGTTTTTCATCGCAGACATTGTTGTTATTGTACTACCTTCTTTAATCATTAAGTTCTGATTAATTGTTGCGAAGTTTTTTAGTACATTCAAAGTTCCACTATTTAGTTTCATTATTTAACTCCATATCAAGATTGTATAGTGCAATCATACCATAATGCAAGATTTTAAGCAAGTCATTTCTGTTCTTACCATTTTTCTTTCCAAACCTCTGAGCGTATTTCATAATATTACCAATACAAAACCCCTCACCATGCCCACTGTCTAAAATAAATTGTGTTGATTGAAACTTATTTTTTGAATAGTGTTGTTTGTAAGTATTTAAAATGTAATCTTGCAATTCCTTTAAATACTTGTCTTCATTGTAAGTATATACTTTTTTATCTACAATATCTTTATACGTAAACTCACTCATTATCTTGTGCGATATACTTTCCGTTTACTTCCATGTAATCTTTTACATTGTCTTCAATTATTTTAACATAACTTGGATATACAAGTAGTATGCCTCTTTCACTTTTTACTTTTTCAAAAGTATCAGGTCTTAATGGATGATCATCATACTTGTCACCCCACTGAAATACTGTTTCACCCTTATCATCAAAAGTCATTCTCATTTGAAATACTGAACCATCTGTGATTGTTATATCTTGCAGTGGTGTATTATTTTCGTATAAATTAAAATCAATAATTGGTATTGCATCATGTTGATAATTATGTTTGATAAATGATTTAGCAATTGTATGTAATACATTTCCTAAATTTGTTTTGATATCCTCATTGCCAGGTTGAAACATGACACCTCTATTTTCCCATATCTCATTAACGATAGGTTCAGGTATTTCTACACGCATGAAGTGAGCGGCAATCTTATTTCTTTGTGCTATTTTTAAACCTGCATTAGTATCATCATGTTCTTTATTTGTTTCTGAAATTTTTGTAAGTTTGTTAGATTCTTCTTCGTTTAAAGTTGCTTGACCACCGTCCTTTAAACCACCAGGTTGTAAATCAAATACTTTTGCCATAATAAATCTCCTTGTAGATAATATAAACTAAAAAGGGGGTTATTGTCAACCCCCTTTATTAAAAAAACTATTTAATCTCAATAGTCTTAGGTTTTTTACCCTCAGGCAATATCTTTTCTAATTCAATAGTCAAGAGTCCGTCTTTAAGTTCGGCACCATTTACTACCACATCATCTGCGATTGTAAATGATCTCTTGAAGTATCTCTTAGATATACCTTTGTGGATAAATTTGTCTTCTTCCTCTTTGGTTTCTTTTTTGCTTTCGATTGTGAGAGTATTATCTGCATAATCGACTTGAATGTCGTCTTTACTAAATCCAGCAACAGCCAACTCCACATTGTATTTGTAGTCATCTACTTTTACAATATCGTATGGTGGATATGAATTACTGAAAGTGTTTGATGTTGAAAGAGTTTCGAAAGTGTCAAATACTTCATCGAAACCAATTGTGAAAGGCCTAAGCCTATTAAAGAATGTTATGTCATTCATAGTTTTCTCCTTTTTAAGCAAGTTAATTTGAACACCCTTTCGGCATGTTCCGTATATTTATATGGGAATTAACTTTCAAAAGTCAACCCCCATACAAAACTTTTTTTATTCTTCATCGACCACTTCGTCTTGTTCGACTTCATTCTCTACGGCAGGGGCAGATACATCCACCCCAGCATCAATCTTTGAATAAAGATTTAAGAATGACTCTTTGGTGTCATCATCAAATCTTGCAACACAAAGGTCAATCGCTTTCACTTTGTCTTTGAAGATTGAATATGCCTTGACAACGTGATCAAGTCTTCTGGTAGAGATGATCTCATCAACTCCACCTTCGTAAAAGGTTTTTCTAATAACCTCTGCCCAAGTCACTAAGTTTTCTGCAAACTTCTCATCGACTTTGCCATACTTATTCATAGAACCGATGACAATCTTACTTTCAACTTTCTTGTCTGCATAAGGTTGCTCGATAGTGATTGCAAATCTTTCTAGAAATGCTTCGTTAAGAACATTAGTTCCGATAAATCTACCGTCTTCAGAACCTTTACCTTTAGTGTTGGCAGTCGCCATCACATTGAATCCTTGTTTAGGTGTCACCCACTTGTTTACTTTTTTAAGATAAACACCCTTGCCTTCTAAGACAGGTTGTAAACACATAAGTTTATTTGAACCTAAGTCGCACTCATCAAGTAAAAGAGTACAACCTCTTTCCATTGCATCGATAACAGGCCCAGGTACAAACTTTGTCTCACCGTTAACAAGTCTGAAACCACCAAGTAAATCGTCTTCGTCTGTTTCAATAGTGATGTTAACTCTGATAAGTTCTTTCTTTAACTCAGCGTGAATCTGTTCGATCATCAAAGTTTTACCGTTACCAGATAGACCAGTAACAAATACTGGGTAGAACATACCAGATTTAGAAATCTGTTTGATAGTATTGTAATGACCCCAAGGAACAAAACCTTCGAACTTTGAAGGAACTAAGTTTTGAACTTCGAATGCATTAGCAATTAAATTTACTGAAGTCTGTTCAGGTGTCTGAACAGGTTGAATAGGTTTACTTACAACTTGAGTAACCTCTGATTCTTCGGTAGGTAACTGATACTTACCGTGACCACATTTGTATTGTGGTTTCTTTAACCAAGAAGGATTGTTAAATCCATTCTTAGATGCGAACTCATTAATCTCAAATCTAGAGACTACGGCACCTTCGCCATATTCTTTAGACATCGCATTAACGAACTCTTGTTTTTTAGGTGTTAACATAATATATACCTCTCTTTTTCAACATCTAATTAT